AAAGAATTGGGCGAAAGTGAGAAACATCGTGCGTGGGATGAGCGCCGGGAGTCAAGAGGGGGCGTCGCCGCGAAAAACTTCATATGAGTGTTCATATGCTTGTGAGAGACTGAGTACGACCTCAGTCGTATGTCGCACCCAGAAAGGGCTCCGATGTCTGACGCAATCGAACACTTCTGTAACCGCTGTGATCGCGCGCTCGCGCTTCCGCTTCCGGTGATTCTGATCATCGCCGATGTCGGCGATTTCACGTTCTGCTCGCTCGGCTGCATGCTGCTGTCGCCGGTTGTGTTCCAACCGCTGCGACGTGAAGGCGGCGCGGCATGAGCCGGCGGGGCCGCGCCGGGACCGCCCGCGAGCTGCTCGCATTCCTGTGGACCACGCAGCGCTGGTGGATGATTCCGCTGGTCGTCCTGCTCCTCATGGCCGCGCCGGTGCTGCGACGCGAGGGCGGCGCGGACTAGGGTGGACACGCCGTGACGCCGTTTCCTGTCACGCCCGTGCCGCATTCCGTCAGCGCCGAATGCTGCGGCGGCGGCAAGCCCGCGTCGCGCCAGACGGCGCCGGGCTGGCATCGCGCGTGCTCTGCTCCGGGTGGGAGGACTGAACCAATGAGACGCTGGTGGCAGCGCGCAGCAGAGCGGCATCCCATCCTGGTGACCATCGCGGGCGTCCTCACGCCGGCGCTGGCGATGGCCCTCTGGATGGGTCTCGCCGCGGTCCCGTGGGGGGCCGCCACGACGTGGCGGATGCCGTGGACCGCACCGACCGTCACCGAGCGGTGCGACGTGGTGGCGCGCGAGGTCATGGCGTACATGGATGCGCGCTACCCGGGCGGGTACCCCGAGAAGTTCTACCACGGCGCGATGAAGGAGTGTCTGGGGGCCGCGCTTCAGAAGGCGGGCGCGCCCTGACCGATGCCGGCCGCATTGCGCATGGTCTCGCGCAACTGGTCGCGACGGTCGGCGGGGGCGGACTGCAGGCGCTCCTCGATCTGCTCGGCCCTGAACTGCTTCGCCAGCAGCGGGTACTCGCGGAACAGCGCGCGCCGGGCGAGTTCCTTGTATTGGCCCTCGAGCGCCCGGAGCCGCTCGGCCTGGACGACGGGCCGGTCATCGTAGCGCTGATACTGGGGCGAGGCGATGGTGGCGCGCAGCGCCTGGTAGTAGGTCTCGCCCCGGCTGTTCTTCACCTCCTGCGTCATCAGCACGACCCAGCGGTCGGCCTGGGCGGGCGTGAGCTGCACGCCCGGCTTCTGCTGCACGGGGGCCAGGCCGAAGTCGGCCACCTCCCGGGCGCCGATGTAGTCCGGCAGTTCCTTCAGCCCCGCGCCGTTCAGGCGGATGATCTCGTCGAACACGGGATCGTACTTCGGGGCGCGCCCGCCGAAGCTCGTGAACGGGAAGTTCTCGGTGACGTCGATCTCGCCGGTGAAGGAATTGCGCCAGGGGCGGACCTTGTAGGCGCCTTCCGCATCGCGCGCGCTGGATAGACCGGGGATGCGGGACCGGTAGTACTGCAGCACCGCGTCGAACTCGCGGAGGACCGGGTTGTCGATGGCCCCGCTGCGGGTGATGCGCCGCTTGGCGGGATCAACCACGCCCTCGATCTCCCGCAGCGCGGCGTTGTCCGCGAGCTGCGCGCCGGGGATGATGCGCACCAGCCGCTCGCCCACGTACTCGAGCCCGCGCTGCACCATGGCCTGCTTGGTCGGAGACTTGATGACGTGGATCATGTCGGAGAGCTGCATCACGAAGCGGTCGGCCTCGAGGTTCTGGAGCGTGGCGAGGACACCGGCCGAGAAGAGTTTCAGGGCGTCGGGGTCCGGCATGTGGCGGATCGTGAACGAGATGTCCGCGCCGATGGCGATCCACGTGGCGGCCGGCTCGAGGCCCGCATAGGAGCGCCACTGGTCGGTGATCGGGTCCCAGAACGACTTCTCCTTCCAGCCGTTCGCCTCGTAGACGCGCTTGAGATCGTGGTCCTCCGGCGCGCTACCGGTAATCATCCCGAGGTTTTCCATGTAGCCGAACAGGCCGATGATCCCGGCGCCCATCGCGAGTTTGGCCTGCGCCACCTGGCGGTGCGTGCCGCCGGCGAGGAAGTCGCTCCGTGACTGTTTCGCGAGCACGTTCATGAGCGGCGTGTGGGCGAGGGAGTACTCGGCGATGCGCACGGGGGTGCGGGTAAACATCGAGACGGTGTTCTTCCAGAGCAGATTCGCCCACGGGTCGATGGGCCCGCGCTGCAACGCCTGCCCCACGCGCCCCTCGAGATCCTTGGTGAAGGTCTGTTCCTCTTTGAAGGACTCGATGCGGAAGCGCGCCTCCGACGACAACTTGCTCGGGTCGTTCAGCAGGTCATCGACCGTGCGCGTGAAGGCCGCGCCCTCATGGCCCTCGAGCGTGGCCTGCCGGAAGGCTTCCACCCGGTGCATCATGCGGCCGTTGATGGCCTTGCCGAAGGCATCCGTCCCGTTGAGGATGTCCATCGGCAGTCGGAGCCCGCGCCCCGCATAGTCCACGAGTTGGCCCGGGGTGGACTTCGCATCCATCCCGAAGTTCTGGGCGGTGATGACGGGCGTGTGGATGCCCTCGTGGAACCGCCCGCCCGCGGCCTCGAGCTGGGCGCGCCACGCGGGCCGATCCCACTCGCGCAGCATGCGCAGTTGCTCGGTCACGCCCTCCCACCAGCCGATCATCATCTGCGTGGCCTCGCCGGCCATGACGCCCGGGGCCTGATCGCCCCAGCGGGGCATGAAGCGGGACAGGCCGCGCACGCCGATGCTGACGGGCATCACGAGCATCAGGCTCAAGAAGTTCTTCGCCATCGTGGCGCCGCCCAAGAGGGAGAACATGGTGGCCTCGAGGATGGCGCGGGGCATGACGGCGAGGAAGCGCGACTGCCGGATGATGTGCTGAGGATCGCCCGCCTTGACGACGAGGGCGGCCAGTTCCATGTCGTCTACGCCGGGGGCGATCTCGTTCGCCATGCGATTCAGGCGCATGGCATCGACGCGGGGCCGGACGAGCTGCTCGCTGGGCAACTGCGCGCTGATCTTCTGGGCGCTGAGGGTCTGGCCGAAGCGGGTCTGGGCCGTCCGCGTGCGCTCGGCGATCTCGCCGCTGACGGCCAGCGCGCGGCGCAGTTCGCCCGGGGGAAAGACCTCGCCCGCGAGCATGCGCGTGCCGATGTCATAGGCCTCATTGGCGACGGCGACGTTGATGTCGCGGGCCGCCTTGCTCCACGAGGGGAGCTTGTCGAGGTCGACCTTCTCGTTGTCGAGGATGGATTGGACCGAGACCTCGCCCTTCTCGATCATGCGGGCCGCCTCGAAGGTGGTCTCCCGGTGCGTGGTCGGGATGCGCTGGGCCGCCGTGATCTGCTCGGCGAACTGGCGATGCACGTTGACCATGAGGCGGCGGAGGTCGCCCTCGGCGGCGATGCGCTCGTAGTTGGGCTGGTACTGCTCGCCGGCCTGCACGCGTGGGGTGATGAGTTCGCCCGTGGGGCGGCGGCGGAAGATCTTGGTGATGTCGACGCCGCCGCGCTCGTCCTTGAGGGCCGCGGCGAGATGCGTGGCGGTGCGGCGGGACAGGGCCGCGCCGACGCCGGCCCCGATGAGCCCGTTGCGGATCTGCTCCTCGGGCGTCTCGCCGGTGGCCCCGCCAGCCAGCGCGCCGAGCGCCATGCGCACCAAGGTGCCCGCGGTGGCAAAGCCGGCCTCGCCCGGGCGCGGCAGCGCGGCCCCAGCCGCGGGGGCGGTCTCCGCCGCGGCCGGCTGCGCCGCGCGGCTCGACTTGAAGTCCTCGAACTCCTGCCGGACCTGCGCCTGCTCCTCGGCGAGCGCGTTGGCCTCCTTGGAGCCGGGCTCCGGGCGCGGCTCGACCTCCATCCGGATGGCGCCCTCGGCACGGCCCGGCGCCGTCGGTTCCTCAGGCGCCTTGGCCAGCGCGTCTTCGAGGCGCTGCACCCGTGGCTCGAGGTCTTTGGCCAGCGCGGCCTCGGCGCGCTTCATGGCCTGCTCGCCGGCGCTGGACAGCTCGCCCGCGGCCTCGGGGCCGGCGGGCGCCGCCGCCGGCTCCGGGGCGAGGCGCCCCTCGGCCTCGAGCGGCGTCCGGTGCGTGGCGCGCATGGCCTCGCGCCGCGCCACCGCAAGTTCCTCGGAGGAGCGCACGGGCACGTCGACGACGCGACCGAACTCGTCGACCATGATCGCGGTCGGCTGCGGGGGGAGTTCGGGGCGCATCGGCGTGGTCTGCCGCTCGAGGAGCTGCGCGCCCTCTGCGTAGCCTCGGGTGGCGCGGCCCTCGCGCCCGGCGACGTCGGCGGCGGTGCTGAGCGGCGTCTCGGTCGGCACCTGCCCGGCGGGGCGCGCCACATCCTCGGCCACGCCGATGCGCTCGGCCAGACGCGAGATGACCTTGAACGCCTTGCTGTACCCGGGGACCGCGCCGATGGCGAGTTCGCCGCCGCTCCGGTAGGCGTCATAGACCGCCTCGCCGCGCTGCTCCGCCGGCGTGGCGAGGATCGCCTCGTACACGCCGACCTCGCCGGGGTTGTACTTCTTGGCGCGCTCAAGGCGCTGCGTGAGCACCTCGTCGGACAGCTCGCCGGTGGCCTTGGTCAGTTCTTCCCCGAGGCGCCCCGCGACGTGCCCGACCGGCGCCCCGGCGAAGCCCACGGCCTCGAGCCCGCCGATGGTGGCGCGGCCGACACGTTGCCAGAAGCCCAGCCCGGCCTCGGTGGCCGCCGACCGGATCTTGCCGACGCCTTCCGTGAGGACGCGGGGCGCCTCCTTCACCGCCTCGCCGAGCGTCCCCAGCCCGAGCGGCCCGTACTGGGGGCGGCCGCCGGCGCCTCCCTCCCGCCCCTTCGGCGGGGCCACGCCCTCGGGGCCCGCCACCGGCATGGCCGGGGTCAGGTCCGGCTGGTTCTTGAGCCAGTCGTAGAGAGCCTGGCTGTCCACATACTCCCGGCTCGAGCTGTAGTTCGCGGAGGTGGAGGCGGCCATCAGTTCGCCGAACGCCCTCCCGTCTTCGGCCTCGCGAGTGCGGGGTCCTGCGCCCGGGTGCCCTTCGCCGGCGCGCCGGGGCCGGGCACGCCGGTCTGCGGCGCGGCGGCCCCGGTCTGGGAGCGGAGCGACTCCTGGAAGCGCACCCGTTCGTTGGCCATGATCTGCGCCTCGCGGACGTCCTGCATGATGAGTTTGAAGCCGCCCACGCCGTGCTTCTGCTCCAGCGCGGCTTGATTGGCCTTGAGGTAGCTGCCGACGTTGGTCGCGGTCTGCGGCGAGCGGAGGTCGCCGGTGATCGGGATGCCCTTGTCGGTGAGGACGCCGGTGATCTCGCGGGCGCGGTCGTTGAACTTGCTGTCGAGGCGGGCCCGGAAGATGGGCATCCGGCGCGCGTGCCAGTCCTCCGGCGTCATGCTGTTGGGGCGGTACGGACTCACGTGCTCGTAGTAATCGCGGATGGCCGCGTCGTAGTTGGACCGGATCAGGTCGTCGGTCTTCGCATCTTGGTTGGTCAGGCGGAAGGTCTCGTCCAGCGTGTCCTTGCCGCGCGTGTAGTTGAACTTCCGCTCCTGCAGGATCTGGTCAGCCTGGCGGTCACGGCGGTCGGCGCGGCGCTCGGCCCGCTGGTCCTCGGCGAGGATGCGGTTCTGCAGCTCGTTGGCGAGGATGCGGTGGGTGGGCGTGTTGAGGTGGCCATCGGCGATCGCCTGATGGACCTTCTTGAGGATGTCGCGCGGGTTGTTGTCCACCGAGTAGACCTCGACCTGCAGCGGGCCCAGCACGGCGTCGTTGTTGGGCATGTCGGGCTTCGGGGGCGGGGCCTGGAGCCAGCCCATCCACTGGCGGTACTCGTCGCGGGGGATCTGGTCGTGAATCTCCGCGAGGCGCGCTTGCGCGCCCTTGGTATCGCCCGCGTACCAGAGGTCGGTCACGTCCTTGACCCCAGCGTCGGTCGCCTTCTTTCTTTCGCGCTCCTGCTTGGTGTAGGCGCGATCGTCCTCCTGGTCCTGCAGCCGGATGAGTTGCTGCGCGAGGGCGGGTTGTTCCTCGGCGTCCATGCCGATGATCTCGCCGTTCTCGAGCTGGCGAATCAGCTCCGGCCGCTTGACGGGGTCCTGCCACGCGACCTGGACGCGCCCCTTGGCCACGGTCTTGGCATTGTCCAGCCGGATGGCGTTGGCCTCGGCCCCGGAGTACAAGCCCTTCCGCACAAAGGTCGTGATTTGCGCCTCGATCTCCGCCATGGCCGTGGCCTGCGCGGCCTCATCGGGGGTGCCATCGGGCTTCCGCGCGTAGACGGCGGTGCGCTGCAACGCCTGCCGCTCCATGGCGGCGCCGGACTTGATCCCGGCGAGCTGGAGCTTCAGCCCCTCGGCCCGCGCGTTGATCGTGGTCGAGGTCATGATGTTGTCGGCCCGCTGCTCGAAGAGCACGCGCGACCGGGCCGTGGTGAGCGTCTTGCCGACGGACTCGCGGGCCTTGCGCGAGGCCTCCTCGACCTTCGGGGCGTACTGCTCGGGCGGGACCGAGAGATCCTTCTCCACCTGGGTCATCGCCTCGGCGACGTTGACCTTGTACACGTTAGCGGCGCGCTCGGCGGCCTGCCGGTCGGACTCCTCGTCCAGCGTGCGCTTGACGCGCACGTACTCCTGCGCGGCGGCGCTGACCTGTCCCAGCGCCTCGCCGGCCTTGCGCAGGCCGAACGTGGACGAGTAGGCGAACTCCTGGGGGTCGAGCCGCGGGGCGGGCGGCAAGCCGCCGACGTCGGTCGAGGGCTGGATCAGGGGAACATCGGGGATGGGCAGAGAAGCCATCTAGTAATCCGGCGAGTCGTAGTACCCGGTGACGGGCACCTGGATGCCCGAGGGATTGGTGCTGCTCTGGGGCGGGGGGTTGCTCATCTTGTACTGGCCCGCCCCGTAACTCGCGGCGCTCGCCACGCCGCCGATCCCGGCGCCGATCGCCCCGATGGTGCCCTGCCGGGCGGCGACATCGCCCTGGTAGCGGCTGAGCAGCGATTGACCGATGAGGCCGCCCTGCACGGCTTGCCCGCTGTAGCGCGCGGCGGCGGCGTTCAGTTCCGCGGTGCGCGCGTTCTCGATGTCGACCAGCAAGGACGTGCCCTCGCCGACCTCGGTGCCGGTGATGCCCTGGGCGGCACGGGCCGTGGCGCGCAGGCGGCGGTCGCGTTCGCGCTGCTGGCGGGCGGCGTACTCCTGCTGCTGCTTGGCGATGGCGGCCTGGTTCTCGGCCACCTTGGCGTTGTACTTGTAGGCCTTCTTCTGGGCCTGCCCCTGCTCGTAGGAGGCGTAGGCGGCGACACCGGCCGCGGCCACGGTCGCCACGACCGCGACGATGGCGATGATCTCGAGCCCGGTGCCGCCGCGGATGGCGGGCATGAGCGAGCCGTCGGGGCGGTGGACGGGGGGGATCTGATCCACGGGCTCGTTGTGGGCCAGCCACTGCGGCGCGAGGACGTCCGCATGCGGGTGGAGCCACACCCACCGCTGCATGGTCTCGCCGCCGGGACCGTAGAAGGGTTCCGGCGCGCCGCGGGGGACGAAGTCCAGATGCGCGGCCCAGCGCGCCCCCGCCGTGAAGCCCGCGACGATGTCGGCGTCGATGCGGAGCAGGCGGTAGCGGTCGCGGAGCGCGTTCAGGTAGCGGACGGTCAGTCGGTGCACGCCCAGCGCGTGCCGGTAGCCCGCGGGGCCCCAGACGGCCCACGCGTAGGCGCGTCCGCGCCAGTGGATGACGAGGCCGAGCGTGCAGGCGATCTCGTCGCCCGCCCAGATGGTGTAGGACGGCCCGTGGGTGGCGTACGCGCGCCCGTGCGCGAGGCGGTCCTCGATCCACGGCGTCTCGATCTGCGCGGCCTCGAGGATCCGCACGTAGTCGGACGGGATGAAGGGGGTGACGCGCAAGGTCATGGGTTTTCCACCTCGATCGCGCCGGTGATGCCGAGGATGGTGACGGTCTTCGGCTCGAGCGTCTGGATGACGAGCTGCCCCTCGCGGCTCCAGCCGAAGTTCGTCTGGCGCGCGAGGTCGCCGGTGTATTCGCCGGTCTCGGGGAAGCCCTCGGGGCGCTCGAGCACGGTCTCGCCGTTGAAGACGAGGGCGGACGCGGTGCAGAACACGCGGACGGTGGCATGGTCCCAGTGCTTGCGCATGGCCTGCGCGCTGCCCTGGCCGGTGGCGAACTCGGGCCGCACGGTCATCAGCGTGCTGGTGTAGTGCAGGCCGGCCTCGAGCTTGGTCGTGGCGAGGCCATCGGGGAGCGTGAAGCCCCCGTCCGTGACGGTCAGGTCGAACACGGTGCCGTCGGCGGCGATGGCCTTGATCGCCTGGCCCTCGAGGTGGTCCATCCCCGTGAACGTGCCGGCGGCGACCCCCTCGTACGCGAGGCCGGAATCGACGTTGAGGCGGCCGTCGAAGACCTCGAGGTAGCGCCGGGTCACGCCTTCGATGGTGCGGTTGACGACGGTCCACACCTCGTCGCCGGTGCCGCAGGCGTTGGGGATGACGCAAATGCGCTCGTACCGGCCCCCGGTGCCATGATGACTCCAGCCCACGATCTGTTCGGCGCGTTCGTAGGTACAGACGGCGAGGCCGCCGTCCCCGGTGACGACGAAGAGGAGCGAGTCGGGCGAGACGCTGCGCGTGAAGTCGATGACGCCAGCGCGCGTGAGGTGCTCGGCGAGGATGGTGAGGTCCGGGGCCACGTAGGTGTCCTGCTCGTAGGTGTAGGTGAACTCGCGGACGCGGAGCGCGCCGCGCTGCACGAACAGGATCACGTTGACGGTGCGGACGGCGTCCAGCGTGGCGTCCGAGCCATAGAACGTGCGCTCCCGCGCGCGCACGTTGGTCGGGGTGAGGGGGTTATCGTTGCCGCCCTCGAGGGTGAGTTCCCCGGCGGAGGTGCCGATGGCCAGGCCGGCGGGCAGGGCCTTCATCCAGCGGATCATGTTCACGCCGGAGAAGGCGAGTTGGTACTCGACGGCCTCGTCGTCCCGGACGCCGGTGGCGAAGTTCTCGTAATCGGCGACGGCGGAGCCCCAGACGCGATCGGGGAAGCCCGCGGAGCCCGCGAACCAGAGCCGCTGCTGGAACAGGGCGACGACGCCCGGATAGCCGTCAGCCGCGTTCCAGACGTACTCCTCGATGCGCACGCTGCCGGCCGGAAACGTGTACGTTCCGGTGGCGGTCTCGTAGGCGAATGTGCCGTCCGGGATATACGCCGGCGGTGTCGTCGTGTACTGGATGCCGTCCTCGGGGAGCGGCAGGTCGCCGTTCAGGTACACGGTGAAGGAGTTGGCCCCCGCGTCGAGCGCGGTGATGGACTGCGGGATGTCCTCGAGGAAGCGGATCGGCGCGCTGCCGAACTCCGCGAGGACGGCGCTGAGGTACGTGAAGTCGATGGTGCCGGCGGTGCCGGTGGCCGTGGCCGTCCCGCCGGCCAGGCGGCTACCGGTGACGGTCAGGGGGCCGGTGATCGGCGCGGCCACGTCCGTCAGCAGCGTCGTGGGCGCCGGGTTGAAATCGACCTCGATCAGCTCGAACGTCGTCGCGCTGAGGCGCTGGAAGCGCATGGGCGGGTGATTGATGTGGGCGACCCACATCACATCCGCGGACTGCTCGAAGCGGAGCGCCATGAGTTCGGCTTCGGGGTAGGGCGTGACCAGTTCGACCTGGACCCCGCCGTCGAGGACGGCCGCGCGGTTGGCCCAGACACGCACGTAGAGGTGGCCCCACTCGAGGACGTAGGCCTGCTCGACGTTGAACTCGAAGCGCACGAGGCGCACGGTCTTGGTCGAGTCCTTGACCTCGCCGAGGTAGACGCTGCCGGCGCGGCGGGCGACGCCGCCCTGCGGGCGCACGACGAAGTTGCCGAGACACTTCGCGGCGGCGGCGTACTTGTTCCAGGCGGTCTGGCCGTCGAGGAGATCGGAGATCTCGCCGGTCGTGAAGTTGCTCTGCCACGGGTGCAGCGGCATTTCAGCGCCACCCGGTGCCGGGCCGCCAGCCGCCCCGGCGGGCGATGATGAGGTCGTTGCTCTGCAGGATGGGCGGCGAGCCCTCTTGGCTGTCGTGGACCTTCGCGCGCGCGAGGCGCTTCTCGGCGATCTGGAGCCAGAGCTGGGCCTTCTGCAGTTGCCCGGTGATCTGCTCGGCGAACGCCGCGGTGAGCGCGGCGATGAACGCGGCCGTGAAGTACGCCGGCCAGCGCGTGACGTCGACGATGCGCGCGGTGTAGGTCAGTGGCAACGTGGGCTCATCGGCGAGGAAGTAGGCGCCTTCGCGCTGGTACTCGGTGTAGAGCTGCACGCGCTGCACGGCGAGATAGTCCGTGGGGAGCGCAAAGGCGTAGCCCCACCCGTAGGCCGGCGTGATCCCGGGCGCGGGGGCGAGCACGGCGCGCATGGTGGCGAAGTTCCAGAAGTGTTCCACGTGCAACGCGTCCTGCGTCTGGTCGTAGAACTCCTGCGCGAGGAGCCAGCGCGGGTTGGTCTCGTCGTAGGGCAGCGCGATGGGCTTCTCACCGAGCGAGCGGAGGGCCTGGTTGACGTGATTGACTTGCGCCTGGGTGGTGATCATGCGGGCACTCCGTCGCGCGCGTTCTGGGCCTCGAGGGTGCGGATGCGCTCCCGGGCGGCGTCCAGCTCGGCGCGCAGGATGGCGTTCTGCATGAGCAGGTGGCCGAGAATCTGCTGGACGTGCTCGTCGACGGTCGGCATCGCTAGGGCGCCGGTACCGGGATGAAGATGACGACGGGCACGACGGGCTCGACGCCCGTGAAGCCCGCCGCGACGCAGACCACGTCGAAGGGCCACGTATGCTTCTCCCCGGGCGTCTTGAAGGTCACCGCGCACTTGTAGCTGCCGGACCCGGGCGCGAGCCCTTCCACCTTGTCGGGCGCGATGAAGCGCACGTACTGCTGGCTGCCCTGCGGCTGCCAGGACACGCTCTGCACGGTGTCGGGGGCGACACCGACGCGGTCGGGGGCGAAGGTCAGCGTTCCCGTGGTGCCTTGCTGGATGGTCAAGGGCATGGGGGGCCTCTCCTACGGGCTCGCCACGTGGACGGTGAAGGAGCCGTCCGTGGCCGTACCCACACTAAAGATCCGCACGAGAAACTGCGTCACGGATTCGACCTGGACCACGGCAGTCAGCCCCACCGCGGCCAGGGGGGTGGCGATGGCGATGGGGTAGGTCACGGCCGTGGCCAGCGTGAGCCGATACACGCCGGCGGACACCCGCGCGCACGAGGTGAAGCCGAACTGGTTGATCAGGCTCCCGTCGGTGCCCTCCACGGCCGCTGCCGCCCGCACCGCGTGCTTGCTGGTGAGGGTGCCGGTGATCGTGGCGTTGCCGGTGATGCTCGCATCGCCGGTCAGCGTCAGGCCGGTCAGGATCGGCGCGGTCGTCCACGCCGTGGCATAGTCCGTCGCGCTCGCCTTCGTCAGGATCGCGTTGGTCGCGCCGCCGGCCGGGACGCCGACGCCCACGCCGCCGACCGTGACCCAGGCGCCGTCGACCTTCGCCTTGAGGGTCGTCATCCCTCGATCGCTCCCACGATGCCGGCCTGCCCGACCGGGACCGTGAACGTCATCGTCCCGTACCAGGTGACGGCCCCCGACACCGAATGAATCCACTCCAGCCAGGTGAGGACATGGCGCCCGAGGCCCGGCGTACCCCGGTAGAGCGCGCGCGGCCCGGCGACCTGCCCCGACGCGACCTGCAGGCCCTGGTAGGTCTGCGCGCTGTTCGCGGTCGTGCTGTCGACGCCGATGCCCACGGCACAGACGACATTGACGGTCACCGAGCAGAGGCCGCAGGCCTCGGCGTCCACGGGCACCTCGGCCAAGCCGACCACGTAGTCCAGTTGATTCGCGGCGCTCGCGCGGGCTTGCCGGACCGTGGTGGAGGTATACGCCCAGCTCGCCGTGGTCTCGGTCGCGTTGCGGAGCACCCGGCGCACGCGGTGCTGCATGTTCCACACGTAGCGTCTCGCCGCAGAGTCCTCGGTGGTCGTCGTGCCGGTCGTGTAGATCGTCCCGACATAGCGCCGGGTCGGCGCGCCGGTCTTGACGTAGATGCCGTCCTGCACCGCCAGCGCCGTCGCCCGCGTGGTGTCGTTCGTCCACACCACCAATTCCAGCGTGAGCGTCCCGGCGTTGTCGTAGAGGAAGACATCGTACGGCTTGCCGCTCGTGAGGCCGGAGAGCGCGAGGCTCCGCTCCGTCAGGGTCGCATACGCCCACGCGGTCCCGGAGTAGAGCGCGACCTGGTTGCCCCGGTACGGCGTGAAGTAGAGCGTGCTCTGCGCCGTGCGATCCGTCGTGGAGACGGGCACGCCGCTCTCGGTCGTCAATCGCCCCTCGCACGTGCTCGCGAGCACCGCCCCGCCGCCCCCGCCGGCCGGTGCGGGCTCATCGGAATCGACCCACAGCTCGATGGCCGGGTCGACGGGCTCGGCGGGCCCGATGTGGACCTCGTCGGCGCCCTCGCCCCCACCACCACCGGCAGGCGGATCGATCCAGCCGGTGTCGTAGTTCGTGGCCGAGTTCTTGGCCAGGACCTGGCCGGTCGTGCCGCCCGCGGCGACGCCGGGGCCCGGAGGGCCCGCCGCCCCGTTGGTGCCCGCCGGTCCCTGCGGCCCCGCCGGGCCCGTTGGTCCCGTCGGCAGCGTGGCCGGGTCGATGGTGAAGGGCTCGTACCACTGCGCCACGGTGCCGCGCAGACTCTGCTTGATCTTGAGCAGGGTGAAGCGGAGGCGCTCGAGTTCCCCGGCCAGCGAGGTGGCCAGGGACGGCGTGCCGGCGGGCGCGGGATCGGCCACCGTCTGCATCTGGGCCACGGTGGCGGAGTAGTCGTCCTGCACCTGCGGCACATCGGCATTGGCGGCCTGCTGCCGGTCGGCCTGATAGTTCGCCCCGGTCAGGAACTCGCCGTCGGGGCGCACCGGGGTGGGGGACCAGTTCGGCATGCCTAATGTCTCCGGCCGGCCGCGGCGAGCCGGCGCGCCAGAGCACTGAGCGGCCCGGGCGTCCCCAGACAGTTCTCCCCGAGCTGGAACAGGCCCAGCCGGGCGTGGCAGGTCGTGGTGAGATCCGGGTCCGACGGGCACACCGGGGCACAGGGAATGTTCATGAACGTGGCCCCGACGGGGATGTCCTCCACGGCCAAAGGCGTGACCCGGAGCACGGGGGACTCGGCGCCGACGAACACGCGCGGCGCCGAGTGCTGCTGCCGGCGCAGGGCCAGGGGGCCGAGCATCCGCGCCATGGTGACGACGGCCGGCTCGGGCGGGCACACCTGCTCACAGAGCACCGGCGTGAAGGGCGGCGGGCAGGGCGCCATCGGCACGCGCAGGTTCGGGGGCGGCGGCGGCGGCACCAGGTCCGGGCAGATGGTGCGTGGCGTGTAGAGCCCCGTCGGGTGATCGGCGCAGGTCCAGACGTCGCGCCCGGCGCTGTAGAGGATCGTGAGCCCGTTGGCGTAGAGCAGGTACACGGGCAGGGTGTAGGCGAAGGGCAGCGACCCGAGGTTGGTGTAGGTCTCCCCGCCGTTGGTGGTGTACCAGAGATTGGTCTTGGTGGTGTAGTCGGTGGGATCGCGCACCGAGACCAGCAGTTCCTCGCCGCCCCCGACATCGAACTGGGTGATGCCCACGAAGGCGTTGGCGGGGCCGCCGAAGGCCCCCGTCGTGATCGTGGTGAAGGATGCGCCCTGGTCGCACGACACCTTGCTGTCGGGCCCGAAGCTCCCGGTGCCGTGGGCGAAGGCCGCCATCCCGCGCGACTTCAGGCCGACCACGGTGAAGGGGAATTGCGTGAAGAACACGGAGGCCGTCCACGTGGCCCCCTGGTTGTCGGAGTAGTTCAGGATGTTTTGCCCGCCGATCATGAACCAGCGTTCGGGGGCGCCCGGCGGGGTGGGCGGGGTGATGGCCACGACCTGCGAGGGGCCATTGGCCACGCTCGGATCGCTGCTGGTGAAGGGATAGCTCCCGCGCATGTGGCGGACGAGCGACCACGCGAGACCGTCCGGAGAGACGAAGCAGTCGGTGCCGACGTCGGTGAACGAGCCGCCGGGGCCACCGGCCCCCACGTTCCAGCCGACGATGACGCGGGCGTCGCCCTCCCGGTCCACCCACGCGCATCCGGTGACGACGGCATCGCCGCCGGCCCCCGGGGCATCGCCGAAGTCCTGGGCCGGCCAGGCGTGGAGCGAGGCGACCTTGGTCCAGAGCGTGCCGGTGGTGGTGCGGACGATGAAGATCTCGCCCGCCGGGATCTGGCCCATGTTGAAGAAGGCCGCCCGGCCATTGGAGGCGATGACGGCGTGGAGCGCCCCGGCATGGACCCAGAGGGCCAGGGGCTGGCAGTGTAGATGGCCCGCGAACGCCACCTGGCCGTCCCAGACGACGGACCAGGTGATGCCGTCCGCGGTGCTCGCGATGCTGCCGAAGCGGGCCCGGGTGGGCCGCGGATAGCCCCCGACGACCTCGTTGCCCCGGTAGGCGACGTAGATCCGCCCGGCATAGCTCGCCCAGGTGCCGGTCGGCTCCTCCGAGGTGCGCGCGGGCAGAGCAAACCCGCGGCTGACCCAGTGTGCTGGCTCGAAGACAGGCATGGGGATCGGCCCCCGGCGGCGCGGGCCCGCCGGGCGCCTCGCGGGTCTCCTTACCCGGTCACTTCGTCGATCTCGACGGCGACCACCAGTTCCTCCTCGATCCGCACCGCGCCCGCACTGCACGCGGCGTAGACCTGGGTGGCGTCGTTCAGGTCGTGCCGCACGCTGACCGACGTGTACATGTCCATGGCCATCGACAGGCCGACGGCGTTCTTGTGGAAGAAGTAGTTCGTGCGCTTCGGCGTGGTGAACGGCAGGCGGTTACTCATGATCCACGTGAAGCCCATGAAGGTGCCCTGCAGGCGCCCGGACTGGATCGCCTTCAGGTCCACGAAATCGGAACTGGTCGCCTGCGTGGTCGCGAGCAGATCGGACAGGCCCGCGGCGGAGACCACGGCGAAGCGGTTCTCGAACGGCACGTCCTTGCTGTTCAGGAGCTGCACGGCGGCGTTGACCTTCGCGAACGTGAGGCCCGCGGTGCCGGCCTCGGCGATGATCTGCCCGGCGGGCAGCGAGACGGTGGACGTGGTGTCGTCGGCGGCGACCGAGGTGGCCGTGCCGCCGAGCGCGGTGATGATCAGGTCGTCGTAGAAGCGGTTGATCGAGTCCGCGTGGTTCTGCGCGTACTCGTTCTGCGGCGAGGCGATCATCTTCACCTCGTCGTGCCGGTCGAGGATGATCGCGCCGCCGCGGTCGGTCATCACGGCCCGGCGCCGCGAGTGGATGGGATCGAGGATGGTGGTCGCCGCGTGCCGGGTGGCGATGGCGGCGAGGTCACTGGGCCCGAGGCGGTCCCAGTTGTCGGTCTTGCCGGTGACGGTGCGGGAGCGCACCGCGGAGCGCAGCCGCGACTCGCGCTGGGCAACGAGGCGGTGCAACTCGGCGTGATACGCATGGACGAAGACGGCTGGGACGGTGTCGTAGGCAGCCATGGAGACCTCTCAACGGACTGCGGTGTTGCGCCATGGCGGCCGAGTGCCGGGGCATCCCGATCGGCCTCGCGTCCTGCGTCGCGGACGCTCCCTGCGGCGGGTCTCTCCCCGCCGTCGCCGGATCCCTCGCGGGAGTGCCCGGCCCTGTGCGGCTAGCTGCGTCGCACCATCCCGGGAATCGGCTTCCAGGCATCCGGCCCGGCCACGATCCCCTGGAGCTTCATCCACTCCTCCCACGTGCGCTCGTGCTGCGGATGCGCCCGGTTGTTCAGCGGATGCCCGGGATCCTTGATCGAGGCCTCGCGCATCGCCTCGATCTTGGCCTGGGCGGCGCCGATGTCGAGCGTGCCGCCCATCTCGTTGCCGGTGACGAAGCCGCGCTCGAGCAGGCCATCGGCCAGGCGCGAGAGGCCCGCGGCGAAGTGCGGATTGGCGGCCATCTCGATGATGGCGTTCTTCTCCGCGGAGGCCTGCGGGCCGAACACGTGGTCCAGGGCGGCAACGGCGCGCGCGCGGTGATGCTCCCACAGGGGGCCGGTGCGCGGCCCCCAGTGCTGCTCGAGGACGCGCATGGCTTCCTCGCGCTCCTCGTTCTCGCGCTGCGCCTGCTGGCCCCGCACGGTGTCATAGGTGGAATGCATGTACTCGTGAAACGTGTCGATCGCGGCCTGGAGCGCCTTCGGAGGGGCGTGGGCGGCGTGAAAGCGTTCCTTGAGGCGCGCGATCCAGCCCTCGTCCCAACTGAAGTCGGTCCCCTCCTTGGCCTTGGGGAGCGTCAGCTCGTACTTGTCGGGGGACTCGGGCAGCCCCATGCGCTTGCGATACGCGGCGTGCTGCTCGGCCGGCGCGTCGGGCGCGGGCGGGGTCTGCGGCGCGCCGATGCGCTTCTCGGCCTCGAGGTAGGCCTTGGCGAGCGCGCCGGGATCCTTGTAGCGCTCGAGCGACTTCTCCAGTTGGAGTTCGGGCGGGAGCGTGGCGCGCCAGTCGCTGCTGGACGCGACCGCACCGCTGGGCGCGCTCGTCTCCGGCGCCGCAGGCGCCGGGGCTACATCGGTGGCGACAGAACCGCCGTCATCCGCTGCCATGCGGGATCCTTCCGACGGCCGCCGTCACGCCGCGCAGGTGCGCGGGCTGCGGGCCGTCCTTGGTCATCAGCATCTGGGTGATGCGCATCAGGACCAGCGCGGCCGCGCCGCGCTCGGGCGGCGTCAGGCGCTGCACGTAGCGCGCGAGGTCGGCGAGCACTTCCTCGCCCCCGGGCGCCCGGAACACGCTGCGGTACTGCTCCATGATCGTCATCGCGGGGCGCCGCCATTCGCGCCCGGCGCCCCGCCGCCGGTGAGCCCGGCGAGCATCTCCTCGAGCCCGCCGCCCATGGTCTCCTGGCCGCTCTGCGGCATGCCCTGCGTCGCCTGCAGGAGCGGCGCGAGGTCGCCGCCGGCCTTGGCCGCGTTCTGCGCCATCGCCATCTTCTGTTCCATCTCCTGCTGCTGCGCGCGCTGCGCGCGGATCCCCTCGATCTCGGTCTGGTCGCGCAGGTAGTCGGCGGGCAGGCCCGCGACGTCGGCGAGATCGCGCGCCGCCGCATCGAAGTTCACGTTGTCCATCACGGCGGGCTCGAGCTGCGCCACCGGCGCCATGATGCGGAGGTACTCCTCGAACCCGGCCAGGCGCGTGGCCTTCTGGCTGCGCGCGAGCGGCCCCTCGTACTCCACATCGAGATTCGCGCCCGACAGTTCCGGCGGCGCGGGCTCGAGCTGCCGGTGGCGGAACATCATGTTGAAGACGCGATTGATCAGCGGCGTGAGGGCCTCGGATTCCAGGCGCGCGAGCGTGGGCGCGAGGAACTGCTGCATGAGTTCGAGACGGCGCTGCACCTCCGTCGCCGTCATCACGCGCTCGGTCTGCAGTTGCAGGTTGTCCCAGTAAAACGTGTTGCGGATCGCCTGCCGCAGCTCTTCGTTGAGGATCTTGCCGACGTCGAACTTCGCGCCGGACTCGAGCGGCACCCACGCCATGCGCGGATCGCCCTCGACCGTGTTCTGCGCGGCGGGCCGCAGATCGAGTTCCGCGATCACCGCATCGTGCGACACGAGGCCCGGCGGATTGAGCGCCTTGCCCGCGGCCTGGAGCGTGAGTTCGACCGCTTTGTTGAGCGTGCGAATGTCCGGCAAGGCGGTATGCCCCGGCCCCCGCCCATACACCTCGCCCGTGGTCTTCGACCAGCGCGC